TCTGCCTGTAATCCATTCATCCAAAGATTAAAGTAATGTCCAGATGAATCACAACTCACTGCAGTATATTGATCAAAGGGTATTATAGTTTCTTCGGTTAGTGCATCTTTAACAGAATAGAATAAAGTTCCACTTGGAAATGTAGTTACTTGTAATGCTCGTGGTGTAGTTTCATAAGTTTTTGCTGGATATCTTTGCCTACCCGCTAATCTAAATTTTATTTTTGAATTTTCTTTATATGAATCTCTCATACCCTTCATATAAAAAACTATATCATCTAATTGAGAACCACTCAGTAAAGTTAAAGCTGTAGAACCAGTCGAATATACAAAATCTTTCCAAACTACTTCTAATTTTGGTTGATAGATTGTATTTGTATCTCTTGAAAAGAATTTAAATTGACCATATTCAGATGAATCTCCTTCGGGACAATTTGAATCCTCATTACCAACACTACCACTTCTTTTTATAATAAACCCTTCATTTGGATAATCTGAACTCGAAGCAAGTAATATACTAATAGGTTCAGTAACATTCATTCTCATATCTGTACTACTGTAATCAAACGATTGAGAAGCATATCTCAAACGTCCTAACGATCCTGCACTTGCAGTGTTTTCAGTCCAAGAGCCAGTAACGTTACCCCCATCTAACAAATCCCAATGAGGAGAACCAGATATTGGCATAAAATCTCCATACCAAGTTCCACCTGTATCATTACTTCCACTTATCCATTGAGTTGCATCATTCTGACCAACTCTATATCTCCAACTAACACCATCAGTAGTTTCTGGGTCATCGTGAAATGTTCCTTCACCTGCAGTCCATGATTGTGAAACAATGTGTGCATATAAAAGTTGAGAGGTTGAAGTTAGTCCAGTAGAACCAGCATCATATAGATTTAAAAAATATGAAGCACTTGGTTCAGGTTTATTATTACTTGGAATTAATCCATCTACTATTGAGCTTGAAATCCCTGTTAAATCAAATTTAATTAATGCTCGAGATACATTAATAACAGAGGCGTTATCATTCATATCTTTACGAACTTCTAATATTTCATCTAAACCTGTATTTCTACTTTGTGTTGCACTACCTTCATAAAGTGTAGCGTCTGCATCTGCGTATATAAAATAATGCATTTAATTATCTCCTAATATACATCACCAACTATTTTACCCTCAATATCTACATTTGGAAATCTAAGTTCAAATATTGATGGGTCTTTAGCTGGATATATTACTCCATTTTTTACTACTGAAGGATCTGTAAAATCATATAATACTTCATTATATCCTTTGGCAGTATTCCATTTGTTTTCTATAACAACTGGCAAATTAAATGGGTTATCTGTCTTTGGTGGTACAACTCCAGCAACACCTTCCACATCACTAATTATATTTGCGATATCGGTTGTTACAATTGGTTGATTAATTTGCCATTTCTCAATTCTAAAATGGTCTTGGATTGCCTTTGTTGCCCGTAATAATACTTCAGATTTATTAAAATTTCTACTCACTAATATAGAATATTTTACTCCAATGTTAATAATATAAGCATCTTTAATATTAATAGCATCAGTCAAAACTCTTGTTTCTCCAAGATATCTCGATAAATTTTGTTTAACTAAATCATTACAAAGAGTTAATTTATTTGTAGCCGTGTATCCAAGAACATACATATTTAATGCCAATGGATTAGATTCTGTGTTGTTGCCAATATCTAATAAATCATTCTGTACCACGTATGCTTTAGCAATTGAACCATATTTAGGTGGAAGTGTATATGCTCTAATCACATAATCTTCTTTTGTTACCGACCTACTTTGTGCTTGAAAAAATGCTAATGCATTATTTCTAATTTCTTCAATAGATTCTTCACTCTGTCCTCCAGTAGCAACATTCTCATTAGTTACAGTTAATGAATCTTTAGCCGTAGTAACTTCTGAGGTAGTTAATGTAGAATCTACATCTGCATAAACCAAATTACTCCATGCATTCAAATCTCTTACTTTAGCATTATGTCCCACACCACCACCATGTGCATATTTAACAGTCAATACAGTATTGGAAGGGGCCTCACCATACGCCCTCGTATTAGTAAAATTCAATGGGTCAAAAGTAACTCCCAATTTAGTTGGTGACCCTGATATATTACTTCCTACTGAAGTTGGGTTTGGTACTATTTCTTCATCAGGAGTAACCAAAACTCCAGCTCCAAATCTTAATTCTGTTTTTTTATCTGATCGTCTAAATGTTACAAATCTTTTAGAAGTTTTTAACAATTTTAAAACATATGGTACTGTACCTTCAAATTGTACTAAATTCCTATCATTATCAATATTATTCTCAAAATCAGTTAATACTGTATCTTGTGCTAAAAACGGAACTTCATACCAAGTATTTCCATCACTATCTGTTACGGAAATTATTTCTGTAATATTACTTTTATTTAATAAAATACTATCATATTTTGATGCTGCCCCAAATGGAAATGTTTCCGTAGTAACCTCTCCACTAATTGCTTTAACTTTTTTGGTCAATTTATATCGTGTAGGTGCTCCAGTACTATTTGTTGTAGATACTTCGAAAGTTCTTGGACTTGAAGAACTATTTACTTTAAAATTACAATCTTCCAACAATCTATAATCCACCCCAGTAGTATCACTGGTAACACGAGAATTATATCTAATATTAAGTGCATAATCCCAATCTGGTTCTAAATTATCTTCTGTACTGGCGGGTAGTGTATGTGTTAATGTTAATTCTACTATTGATGGTGAAGTAAATCTTGGTTTGTATCCTAAAGATTGTGCTATATTATAAATTGTATTTTTTTCTTGTGCAAAAGGTAACAAACTTTCTTTAAAAGTATCATCAATGTAATAATTTAATACATCTCCTACATATGCTGCCATTTCCACCATCATCATTGCTGGTGAAGTTTCGTTAAAATCATTATAAACTGTAGGATAGTATGTTTTTGCATACTCTATCAAATTGTTACGTAACGTACCAAAATCTTTTCCTAAATATTTTACCTGTTTATCAAATTCAGCCATTTTTTAATCTCCTGTCTCAAATTTTAAAGAAACTGCGTCTCCACTTGTTAAATCATTTTTTAAACTAAAATGTACATCAACATTTAATCTATTATCAATTTGTTCAGTAACCGTCTTATCTATCGAAATATACGGTAGCCAAGTATCCACTGCCTCTTTAATCATTTCTTCAACAGTATCATTTATATCTGTACCTATTTGTTCAAATAGTAAAGTATGTATATCACACCCAAATTCAGGATGTCCTAATCTCTCACCTTTCGCAGTTAATAAAAGATTTCTTAAATTATATTTTGCCTGTTCTAAAGTAGTTTTAGTTTTTCTAAAAATACCATCATTTGCAAATCCTAATGGAAATGATATACCTATAAAAATATCTGGATCTTGATCTTTTTCTCTGGAACTTGGCATCTTTATTTATCTTTTTTATTAATTGCTTTCATTAAAGAACTATAATCTCGTGTTAATGCATCTTGTGTTGCTTGTGGTACATCTTCTACTTTAACACCTGGTACACTTTTAATAGTTTGTACAGCAGCTATTTCTCTCTGTTGTTCTTCACTTCCTGCACCACGAACATCACCATATCCTAATAACTCGGCTGCTCTTGATGAATCAAAAGTTTCTCCACTTAGAGTAGGATATTCTTCAAAACCTTCTTTTGGTTTTTCTTTAAATCCAGTAGTTTCATTTAAAATTTTATTAAGAGTTATATCTTTAGAATACACCGTAGGTTCTTCCACAACTTTGGGTTTGGAAACTACCGTTGATTTTGTTTTAGTTTTAATAGATTTACCTTCTTTAATAAATATTTTATTTATTTCTTTTTGTACTTCTTCTCGTACAGTTTTAGCTATATATTTTTTAAGTCCTTCTAACTTCATTTTATCATCTCCTAGTTTGTAACTTACTTTTTACCTATATTATTTAATGCTTCTCTGGCATTTTTTAATCCTTCTATTGCCTGCTTGATTGCACTTTTACCTTGTTCTTTAATTACTTCTTTAAGATCATCGGATACTTCTTTCGATTTTTCTCTTAGTAAAAGTGCCGCTGCAGATGGCCCTCCTGTTGGATTGGCTACTGCTAAACCCTCTTGTGTTTTTATTGTGGTATCCGCCACATCAATAGTAACTTCATAAGACTCTAAAGTTGTATTCATATCGTCCAAATCTTTAGTTTTATTATTTAATTTTTTTCTTAATTTTTCAATATCTTCCCTCGTAAGAGTACCTTCATATTCTCCTATACTAATTTCTGCCTCTAACGCATATATACTTGCTAACTTTTTTTGTAAAAATTTTTCTAATGCTTTACCTACTGATGTTTTTGCCATAATTAACCTTTGTTATTATTTTTACTATCTTTTCTGGCATCTTAATATCCTGAATTGGTTATATAGTCGGTAAGTTCTTCAATAGATTTCTTCGTGGGTGATTTTCCTTTTGGATTTGTTTCACTTTTATATTTCGAACTAAATAATTGTCTTTGTATACTTTTTAAAATTGAAATCTCTGGCAATATTGCAGATGCTTCAACTGGACCCGCGGGTGTTACTATTAATTTTTTCTGCATTTTATCAAAAATACTAACAAGTTGATCCACTAAATCTTTTATAAAATTCCCATGAACGTATGGTTGTCCATTAATAAGTATTTCGGGAGAATTAATCGAGACTTTTTTAAACGAATTGATAAATATTTCTTCTTTCTTAGATTGAAAAATCAATCTATCACTTTCTATTACTACTTGATCTCCAGTTAATTCTGGAAATTCATCTACTCCACTTACTCTTTCTTTTAAATCCAAAGGTTCTAAACTACCTTCTAAATAAATAACACTTCCCTCATTATCAAAATATGGCGTAAAAATTCCACCTTCATCAAATTTATCTGTATTATTAGATATTCTTAAACATGGTTGTGTATCATTTTTACTGGTAAATTGTATAGTTTGGCCAAACCTACCATTAATAAATTTATCTCCATCTTTATATCTTGGTAAAGGTACATTCTTTGTAACTTTAGTATCTATAACAGAAGCTGCCCTTTCCATTTCTTCTGTGGTTGCATTTCCTGAAAGTCCCATTGTAAAAATATTATAGTTTAAACTTCTATCTACACTCAAATCCCTTATATAATAAAGTTCGGTTGCTTCAGGTGGAATTCCATATTCAAACACCATAACATATTCATTTTCAGAAGGTAAATCTAAATCTCTAAATGTAAATGGTTTTATCCATCTATTCTTTAGAGTAGTATTTTGTTCAGAAGTAACTAGCCTACCTTGTATTGCACCATACAAACTACCTTCAACTGCAGAATGTACCCTTTTAACTTCACATATATCAAACTGTATATAACGAAATGCATCAGAATACTTTCGTATCATATGATACGCTTGATTTACATTTACGAATCCGTCTTTGCCTTTATCTACTAATACAGTATTATTCTCAATTATCGGCATTTACTTTTATTTTCCTATTCACTACATCTGTATAATCTTGAGCTTCTTGTGCAACCTTTTCTATTGAACCTACTAATTGTTCTTTTTCTTTTTCAGATAGTCCAAATTCTGACTCCGACCCTTTATTTTCAGAACTAACTAATCGTTGAACTATTGATGCCATCTTTACCAATTGCTCATCATTTTTTACTTTAATTTCTAAATATTCTTTGATAGCAGGTATTAATTGTACTGCAGTATCACCGTCTTTGATGAATCCCACAATCTCTTTTATAAGAATATCTAACTGTTTTTTATTATCTGATGAATTGTTGTAAATATCTTCAAATACATCGGATAACGATTTTTCTTTAAATACTTTAAAATCTGACATTTTTGTTCTCGTGTTGTTTGATATAGATTGACTCTAATATAAATATAACATTAAATTTATTCCGTTTTATATAAATATATACTAAAAAATTAAATTCTTTTATATAAATAGTTATATAAGAGGACTTTTTATAGTCCTAATTGATGCAATACTAAACTAACTGGAGAAAAACCAATGAGGGAAGTAGTAACAATGGTCGGGGGATGGATAGATGACATAGCGTCTCTATTGTTATCCTTTGTAGCCATCGGAGCCATAGGCGAAGTATTATTCGGCAGTGGTTTCTTTGGTGTTAATGTTATTAGTAACCTAACATCTATTATAAATGGTTTCGGTGAATCTGGCTTTGCTGGATTAGTCGCACTATTGGTGTTGGTGGGTTTATTTCGCAAATAAGATGTGACGTCCCGTCACTCACATCTGTGCATAAAAAAACCCCGATTTAGTCGGGGTTTTTTTGTTTTTATAAGTTAAATATAATTAGGCGTTAAATATAGAACCTGTATTGGTTGTGTCTATTTGTCCTAAATTTTGATAATCATATATCATATCTTTATAATGTTTTTTCATTACATTAATAACTCTGGTGATATGTTGAGTATTAGAACCTGTCATTTCACGAATCAGAATGTATAATGCCTTCTTATTGAAATTCTCTACATTACGTCTTTTCCTAAATAATTCTATAACAGAATCTGCAACCAATATATCTTTTTGTCTACGGAATATGTTTCGAATATTATTATCCCAAAACTCTAACATTTGTTCTATAAATTCGTTATAGGTTTCTTTAGATTCCCGTTCACTTTCTTCAGAACTTAAATTTCTATTAAAATCTAAAACATCTAATGATTTAGTTATTTTCATTTTTTTATAATTGTTGTTATTATGAAGAATTAAATAATTCTTTCCAACAATACTGAAATAACTAAATGCCTTTCCCTTACCTTCTTTAAACTTATGTATATTCATTATCAAATAAGACACTACTTCATTTTTTACTTCAGTTAATGGTATATCAAAATAATAAAATTTAAAAGTATGTATCAAATTTTCTGCTAATTTATCAAAAGCCTTTCCTATATGTTCCACATATAAATCATTTTTCAACATTCTATCATCAGTATTATTATACTGAATAATAGCATCTTCTGTATCTTGTGTGAAATACATTTTTGATTTTGCTTTCTTACGAGGCATCTACTTCTTCTCCTTCTAATTCCTGTAGTTCATCTACAGTTTCTTTAATAAGTTTAAATGTTGTTCCAACTTCATCATCAGCTTCAAAATGTCCTTGATGATCGATTTCTTGTAAGTTATCTCTAACTTGTGTTATCTTTTCAGAAAATGTTTCCACCCAAGTTTCCAACATTTCTGTTTTTTTATTTAAGTTCCAAATTATATATCCTTCAATAAGGACAAATAATCCTAATACTATTTCTAATACCATTTTTGATTTCCTTCGTATTTATCTATTCTATTCATACATAACTCATATGTTTTTGGGTCTATTTCACTACCCATATAAAACCTATCTGAATTAATACATGCAATAGCAGTAGTGCCTACACCCATAAACGGGTCATAGACTACTTCACTCACATTAGTAAAATTCTCTATACACTTTTGTGCTATTTCTATTGGCATATTATATGAATAACCTTCATAGTTTTGATGTTTATGATCCCATACATCTATTTTAAAATCTTTCTTATAATGTTGTTTACATTTCTGTTTAGCAAATGATAAAACAAATGCATAATTTAATCTATATAAATTTATATTTGGTGATTTTCTCCAAATTTTTTGTGATACTAATTTATATCCCAAATCAAACATCATATCTATAACCATTTTATGTTTAGGTATAATGGTTGAATTAAATTTCCTATCACTAATAACTACCGTAACTACTTGTTTAGTAGGATTTAAATT